TGGTTACCTTATCCAAGAATCTGTTCCTTTAGAATCTGGAGATTCTCTCACTTACGACGCAGAAAGTTTATTTGGTATCGATATTAATGGTGACGGAGAAGAAGGTCTTAATATCTCCAGTGTTGATGAATTCCAAGAACTTCAATCCTATGGATTTAGCACCTTTGATGAAGACTATACAAACCAGACTGATCTCTATATTGATGCCAATACCGGTGATCTTTATTTCGCTTCCGTTGATGATCCTGATTACAAATTAGAACTAAAGGAAATAAAACAAAACTTGGTGGTTATGTTCCCTTAGAATACAACGGAAGAATATTAAAAGATAAACCAATGGCCTTTTACCTTACAACAACTTTTGAAAAACAATTATTCAACTAAAAACATGGCATCATCAGCACTTGCAGCACTCACAGCAACAACAGGAAACAGAACTGATTGTTGGAACACACCGCCAGATTTTGTAGGCGATGTAATTAAATTCTTTGGTACGATTGACCTCGACCCTTGTTCTAATGATGAGAACAACCCGAATGTGCCTGCTACAAAGGTATATACAGAGGAAACAAATGGACTAGCACACAAATGGATTGCTGATAGAGTTTTTATGAACCACCCATATAGTGATAGTAAGACATGGGTGCCTTATGCTGTATCACAATATGAATTAGGATATGCAAAAGAGTTAATACTGCTGATTAAGTTAGATGTTTCAACAAGATGGTGGAAGTCAGTTTCACAGTATCCTTGGCTTGCTGTTAACAGGAGACTTAAGTTTGGCGATGGTAGAGGCGCTGCACCATTTCAATCAGCAGTTGTATATCTTGGCAAAGATTTAGATAGATTCAATGATGTATTTGGTAAGTATGGAACACTATATGTACCACATAGAAATCTGTCACATGATATGCAGACAAACCTATCAAAACTATTATAATGAATATATCAACTAAAATACTATGCAACTAAGACCACATCAACTTGACGCTGTAAACGCCATGTCTAACAACACTAAAGGACAAGTTATTGTTCCTACTGGTGGTGGTAAGACTATGTGTATGATTGAAGATGCTAAGAGAAGATTTTCTCAAGATAGTTTGCCAAGAACTATTGTTGTAGTTGCTCCTCGTATTTTACTTGCAAATCAACTATCAGCAGAGTTTCTTGAGCATATTACTGATGTTGATGTGATTCATGTTCATAGTGGAGAGACACATCACAACAGCACAACTAAGACCGACCAACTTGAGTATTGGTATCACAACAGCACAGAGAATATTCTAATCTTTACAACATATCATTCACTACACAAGATACAAGAGTCACTTGATATTGAAGTTGATACTATCTATTTTGATGAGGCACATAATTCAGTTCAGAAGAATTTTTTCCCTGCTACTGAACACTTCTCTCATCTTGCTGAAAGATGTTACTTCTTTACTGCTACACCAAAGCATAGTCGTTCGCCTGTTAAGGCGGGTATGAACTGGCCAGAGTATGGTAATGTATTATGTCAAGTGCCTGCTCCACAGTTAGTTAAAGAAGGTTACATATTACCACCTAAAGTAGAAGTTTATCAATCAAGAATACTACATAAAGATGAGTTAGTTGCTGATCGTGATTGTGAACAGATGATTGACTCTATCGATAATTTATGTAAGAATAAAGTATTGATATGTGCTAAGTCAACTAAACAAATCATTGCTCTATTATCTCAAACAGATTTCATTGAAGAGTTAGCAGATCGTGGTTATTCATGGTTGACTATCACATCTAAAACTGGCGCTATCGTAGATGGCGAGAAGGTTGATAGAGAAGAGTTCTTTAATACTCTTAATACTTGGGGCAGAGATACAACTAAAAAGTTTGTTGTATTACATCATAGTATTCTATCTGAAGGTATCAATGTCAATGGATTGGAAGCAGTTCTATTTCTAAGAAGTATGGACTACATAGGTATAAGTCAAACTATCGGGCGTGTAATACGTCTAGGCGACGCCACAAAGACGTTTGGTTTAGTTTGCATACCTGTCTATAGCAAAGTTGGAATTAGCACTGCTCGCAAAGTTGAAGCAGTTGTTGATACTGTATTCAACAAAGGCGAACCAGCAATTTCAATCGTGAACAATTAATTAAATGAAATTATTAATTGCTGGTCGAGTCGCTGGTTCTTGCTTGATTATTGTTGCATATTTTGTTATACTACATATATCAACACTCTATGGTGCAATTATTCACGTTATTGCTGATGTTATTTGTATGCCCTTTTATATCAAACATAAACAATTTGATGTTGTAATTATGTTATGTTTTCTAGCGACAATAGCAATTAGTAAAATTACTATCTTACTACAATGAAAGACCAAGCCTCAGTTGGGGAAGAAACACCAGCTATCAAATATGATAGAGCATTATCTCTATTCACAGAGTCAGTATTAAAACCAGACCACGATTTGCGTGGTTGTGCTCATAATCAAGGTTGTTATGAACAACTCATGGAAATAAGACAACACGTTTTAGATTATCTTAAAACTTTAAAAGAAGTTACACATCATACAAATGCTGATGAGAGTGACGAGATAGAAACTGAGAAACTAATTGAAACTAAAAGAGTTTATACTGAGAAGGAATACTGGGAAGGCAAAGTACCAGACTCATCATTTGAAGGTTACTTACAAATGTATGGTTATGAGTACACACCTATGCCAGAAAAGAAAGTGTCACAAAGGGCTCGCCATTCTGACTTAGATGCTCTATAATAACAATGGGGAAACAAAATCATCTTAGTTATGATTTTTGTTTCTCGCACCCTATTATACATAATCATGGACAAAGACAAAGAAGAGTGCATTACTCAAATTGAAAACCACTACTGTCAGAGATTAACTGAACTAGTAGATATAAAAATGTATGATGAAGCACACGCTATCTTTGAGGAATTTTCACTTGGCGATAATGAATCATATCAATGGTTCTTTATTAAATTTGAAGATGATGATTCAGAAACTTTATCTATCGAAGACGAAACTAACAGATGAAAACTGCATTGATTACTGGTGGTGCTGGATTTATAGCACACCACTTGATCGCCCGTATTCTAACCCAAACAGATTGGAATATAGTCACACTTGATAGACTTGACTATAGTGGCAATCTCAATCGTCTCAATGATATTTTATTACATGAGTGTTCGCCGAATGAGAGAAAGAGAGTTAAGGTAGTATTTCATGATTTAAAGGCAGAATTAAATCCACTTGTAAGACGTGAAATTGGTAAGGTAGATTATATTCTACATCTTGCTGCTGGCTCTCATGTAGATAGAAGTATAGATTATCCAATGGAATTTGTCATGGATAATGTAGTGGGAACTTGTAATATATTAGACTTTGCGAGATCACTCGACCACCTAGAGAGATTCTTATATTTTAGTACTGATGAGGTATTTGGGCCAGCTCCTGATGGTATTAAGTATCAAGAGAATGATAGATATAATTCTACAAATCCATATAGTGCTACCAAGGCAGGCGGAGAAGAGTTAGCAGTTGCTTACGAGAATACATATCAACTACCAGTTTATATAACTCACACTATGAATGTATTTGGCGAGAGACAACACCCAGAAAAGTATATTCCAATGTGTATTCGTAGAATACGAGACGGCGAGAAGGTCACTATCCATAGTGACAGTACGAGAACTGTACCAGGCTCGAGACACTATATACACGCTGATGATGTTGCGAGTGCTGTATTGTTTCTATTGAATTATAAAGGTAAGTTTGAGAAAACATGGGGCAATGCCAAATGCCCTAAGTTTAATGTTGTGGGTGCTGAAGAGTTAGATAATCTAAAACTTGCCCAGATAATTGCTCAAGCACAAGATAAGAAATTAAAATATGAAATGGTTGACTTTCATTCATCAAGGCCAGGCCATGACTTACGTTATGCACTAGACGGCAGTAAGATGCGAGATTTAGGGTGGACACCTGATGCTACTGTAGTTGAGAGACTACGAGACGTTACAAAGTGGACACTACAAAATGAGCGTTGGTTATAATCCACAAGTCAATGATTATGTAGTATGGACTACACCACTCGGGCAAGTCCATAAAGGTTGGGTATATTTTGTTGCCAGTGAAACAGAGCATAAACGAGGTTGGAAAAAACCCACGAGATATATCTCTATTGAAATTGCTACAAAACCTAGAAAGCAATGTGACTTGACTACATTTTTACATAAACGTATTCATGTATGCCTATGTTGTTTTGAGCAAAATTGGAATGAATTAGAATTAATCAAAAAAAGAAAAAGTAAATATGATGACACTATAATATGGGAATCGGTGAAATCAAGGTGATAATGTGCCAGTTATATTAGTGTCTATTGGGTGGATGCCAAGTATAACGTGTGCATTATAATAAGAACATACAAACGAATTTCTTTTTTATTATGACACCAGCAGAGTACAAAGAACTAATCAAAAAAGACACCATCAAAATTGGACAAGATGTAGAAATGACTGAATACAGCGAAGAGACTAAAGAGTTAATTGATGAGTTAGTTGCTGACGGCAATGATTATGATGTGCTAGAGGATTTTATTAAAGAATACAGCGAATCACAATTTATTGATTATATTGAAGAATATTTACAGGCAGTAGATGAGTATGACGAGGAAGTTGTTGAATCATTCCTTGAAATATTTGATATTGAATCTATTGGCAGTTTATCTGACTCTTATCAAGGTCAATATGACAGCGGCGCTGAGTTCGCTCAATAAATCGTTAATGATTGTTATACTATGGATATGCCTAGTTGGGTAGAGGTAGATTGGAAAGCAACTTGGGATAACCTAGACTATGATTATACTGAAGGCAGCGGCGGACATATCTTTAGTCAAAACTTTTAAATAATAGTGGGGTTAGGTTGTATTTGTAAAGCGTATTCCTATTAGGTTAGGTCAAATGAAGCACCTCTTACTAACCCCACAACCAATTTAATTAGTGTCACACTATCGGTGGATTTCTCATATCCACCGATTATAATAAAGTATAACAAACAAGGATTTCTATGAACTCTGGACAATCATCAACTCAACTCAATGATATGTTAACAGAATTTGTTAATTATGTCTATTCATTCTACGGCGACAAAAAAGACGCCCGATATCCTCTATTCAATGTCGATACAGACAAACAAGTTGATAAAACAGACATTCTCGGTGCTGTCTATGATTATCTACATGAGATAAACAAACGTGATGATGACCACTTTACATGGGGCGATGGAGACTCACTCGATAGAGAGAGAGTAAGAGACATACTTGTTATCAGGTATGGTTATGACAAAACATTTTACGGCGGTTCAGTTCTATGGGAGGATTTCGCAAATGAAAACTAAATCAAACAAAGTTAGACACATTATTACTCTAACTACAGGGCAGTATGACCACTTATACAACATCATGTGCTCTCAAGAAGAAATAATTGATTATCTTAATGAGAGTGATGACTTTGACCCACAGACATTTGACAACTTATTTGATTCTATTCTTGCCGCTAAGGAGACTTATTTGCCATGACAACAAAAACTAAGAAAAAACCTTTACATCTTTCTATTATTATAGATAAACTAACTGATTTAGGTTGGGATTATTCATGTAATAGAATGTCAAGATCAGGTATGGAGATTTATGACGATTTAATGCAATACTTAGGTGCCTTAGATAAAGGAGAGCATTGGAATGAAGATGTCTATGCTGACGCTAATGGGGATTGGTAAATGAAAACAATTACATTAACTGATGAACAATTTGATACTCTATTTGAGTATCTTGATGGCAAAGTAGAATCTATTGTTAATACTTCAGTTGACTATCAAGATAGTGAATTATTAGAGGATTTCGAGGATTTATTTGAAGTACATGATATACTAGAGGATATAAAAGTACAACATGAAAGAAAATTACAAGCAGCAAGGGCAAAACAACCAAAAGCAGAGTGGTAACTATGAACTATAACGTAACATACATTGAATTTGATTTTGATGATGACTATGCCGATACAGTTTGTAATTCTGATTTAGATACTTTTTTTATTGCTTCTGAAGTAGATAGAAAAGAAGTAACAGACAGACATCTTGGCGTATGGGAAGCAGATGATGAAGATGACTTGATAGAAGAAATTACAGCAGCAGCGGGTTGGTGTATCAAGTCTATCGATTATGACATTCAATTAAAGTAAACCTATGAAAAAATTTATCTTTGAAGAAAAATTCACTTCTTATGCTAATGTTGAAATCTATGCTGAGAATGAAGAAGATGCTCGCCTACAGTTTCAAAATGGAAACTATCAGTATTATGATATATCAGATTTTACTGATGGGCATGAACTAATTGGAGTTACGGAGGAGATCTGTGACAGTTAAATTAGTGTCACATTTGCTGGTTGTTTTATTGCCAGCAGTGACTATAATAATAGTATAACAAACGAATTTCATTATGATTTTTCAAGACACATGGCAAGGCGAACCAGTATTACATGAAGCATACATGGATAATGGCGACGTCTTAATCAGAGAAGTCACTCTTGGCGGCGACCCAATAGAGGATTTTGTTTCTTACCACCCTAACATAGGTGCTAGTGATGATGAACTCACAAAAATTTGTGATGACATATATCAGACACTTATGGGTGCTTTTGTTGCTCAAATGATGGAGATAGCATAATGAATATTGGCGATACAGTACAAACTATCAACACTCTATGCCCTATTTCGGGCACAGTTGTTGAGATTTATGATAATCTTATTGTTATTAGTGATGATGATGCTGAAACTGATGACGATAGACTAGAATTTCATGTTGATGATTTGGAGGCAGTGTAATGAATCCTACTTTAGAACAAAACGTAGATACTTTCAGCAATCACTATGTTGAGAGATTCAAATTCTTATTAGAAGGCGAAATGTTAAATTTACAGGTAAAAAGACATAAAGATGCAAACTCTATTATGCAAGAATACCTATGTAATGATGGCGAAGTTGAA